GACAGCTTTGTCTCTTCTTCAAATGAACGCTCAGAGGTTTCAGTCTCGTAGAGTTCCTTATGCTGCTCACCGTAGCGAGCATATTCCAAACCAAACAATGCGTTCAATCCGGGCAAGAGTTCTTTAAGTAGTTGTGCGCGTGAAATAGCCATGATTTAGCTCCTTTTACAGACCAACAGCGTTGCTGTAAGAGTGGTATCCGGGGTTGAACTTCACCAGAATATCAGTATATGCGTCACCCACTACGGAGAAGCCTTGCATGTTTACAAAACCAACGACGCGGAAAGCGGCGGTAGTAGTAACAGCGGAAGCTCCAGCCACAACGGAAGCGGTAGAGTTACCAGTAGTTGTGCTACCAGTAGCCACTGCGCCAGTGGTGAAGAACACGTTTGCACCCAGAGCAGCGATGGTAACAGTACCAGCAGACTGAACTTGGAACACGGTACGGTCGTCGTCAATCACAAATGCTACTGCGTTCAACGCGCTGGCTGGGTAGTATTGAGAGAAAACGGTTTGACCTTGTGCGTTAACGTAAGAGCATCCAACGAACACACCAACAGCGCCGGTGTTAGCAGTGCCAACAGGGAAGCCATTTGTGGTTGCGTCAGCGCCAGTAGCGGTAACGATTTCGATGTAACCCGAGGTTGTAACATACACCAAACTTCCGTTATAGATGTTTGTCGCATAACCAGCGGGGTTGATTGCAAACGAGCGAGTGCTACCTGCGTAAGGTAGGCCACCCAACTCGTTTACGGCACGGAGGCCGTAGGGAGAAGCGGTAGATGCCATTTAAGGACTCCTAAAAAATTTAACCACCAGAACCAAAAGTAACCTTCGATTTCTTGTCCGAGAACAAGGGCATACGAGGATCACTATCTTTGAGAAAGTTATTGTCTACTGACTCCATCTGAGCTTTGTTTTGATTTGCGTAGTACGCATCTCGCTGTTTCAAAAACTCTTCCGGAATACGGCAAAGCAATAGTCCGCCCACTTCGATGTTTCCTTTGAAACGACCTTCAGTAGAAGCGTGCACCAATAGCTCGGGATATTCTTCCGCTTTCACGGGTTCATAGCCTTCGCGTAACTTAGAAGAAGTGTTACCCGGATCAGCCTGCCCCAACATACTAATGCGAATCCATCGATGCTTCCAACCCGGACGATCATCTGGGGATGGTAGTGTCTCTGGAGGACGCCATGCTGTTGGGCGAGCAAAAGACTCGCGTGTATCTAGTTCACGAACCAGACGATTTTGAGCTTTTTCTGCTACTGTAGTCTTTTCCATTTTTAACCTCTATTAAGTAAAGCAACCTGTTTCGCGTATTGTTCTGGAGTCACCCCAAGACGACGAGCTATCGCCACTTCGGATGCCTTCAATCGAATACGATTAGGCGGTGTGCTGCGGGTAGCCGGGGCTACAACCGAAGCTGGTTTTGTTGCACGGACGGGAGTGAACTCCTCTTCCGGTTCTAATGACCTTTTCTTTGGAGGCGGTTCATCATCCTCATAGCTCTGAGAATCATCAAAATTCTCAGGAAATCGTTTGCGCATCGTCTTATCGATGGTATCGAAGTACTCTTTAGTACCGATATAGTCAGGACCATACTCTCTTTGTAACTTCCTGTCAAGTCCAGTAGCTGCAGCAGTCATTTCTTCGTCTTTACCCCACCAATTAGAGTTAGCCTCTAACCACTTAGCAGTGCGGGGATGCGCCGGTGCTTGCCTAGCTGGGGGCTCAAACTCCTGCTCCACTACTGGAATAGGTCTCATGTTCTCTACTTTGTCTAGAGTAAGAGTAGCTCGAGCAATCTTCTTCTGCGCAGAAACAAGAGCGTCGGCGTCACCAGCATCGTAAGCCTCTTTGTAGCTACGTTCTGCGGCCTCTAACTCACTCTCAGCGGAGGTTTTTGACTGGGCAATATAGGCTTCACTACCGGTAGCTAACTCTTTCTGCAAGCGTTTATTCTCTTCAAACACCTGTTTTGCAAAGTTTTCAGCAGCCTGCCGTTCGCGCATAGCCTCTTCTTTTGCCCGTCGCTCATCGTGGTATCCACGGGTGAACTTCTTAATTCGGGCCTGCACTTTCTCGTCATACGAGGCTAATTCTTCTTCCGAAGGGTCCTCTGGAGGGGGTGCAGCTTTACGATTACGGTCCTCTGGGGGCGTATCGTTCTCAATTTCTATCTCAAACTCTTCTTCTTTGGGTGCCGTATCTACGGGTTTACCCTTAGCTTCCTTCTCGTCAGGAAACTCAAAATCATCACCACCAAATTTAGACATTTTTTACTCCTTACGATGCACGTGTAATGCCACGGGGGTCTTCAACGGTTCCTTCAACTGAGTCGTCGTTAATGATTCGGAACTCACGTCCATGAATCTTCAAACGAGTGCCAGAGTTAGGTCGGCAGATAATGAAATCACCTTCCTTGCATGAGGGGCCGCTAGGGAAACGAGTTACGTCTTTGTACGCATCTGGGCCCACCTTAACTACAAATAGCACTGGGGTCAGCACTTCTTCGTAATACATAGATTGGCTAGATTTGATAATTCCAGACTCACTCTCAGCAAAAGACTCCATTGCTTCTGGTACTACACAAAGCAAGTGAAAGGTCTTCGGGTCAGGCAACTGCTTTGCTTTTTCTTCAGAACTTGTATTCAAGATTCCAGAGAGGTCCACCGCAGCGGTATCAAATTCATTCATCTTCAAATTTCTCCATACGTTGCACGAGGTCGTTAACAATAGATTCTGCATGGCTCAGACCCCGGATGATCCCGCAGATGTGCCGGTATTCAGAGTAGTCCCCTGCTCTACCGGTGGAAAGAAAACTCGCTTGCTCCCCGCGTAACTTGTCAATTTCGCGTGCAATGTGTGCAAGTACTCTATGGTTGTCCATTATTTTTCCTTCTTAGGAGGTTGCTGTTGCTGGCGCTGCATGAAAGCTGTGCGCTGCTGCTGAGCCATTTGTGACTTGTGTTTAGCCATGTCTACACCCATGCGTGCTTGCTCAGTCTCCTGCTGTCTAGAGACGCGTTCGCGGGCGGAAGCTGCCGTAGCATTTACCTGCATACGTGCGATCTCTTTCTGCGCCTCAATGCGAGAGTGCTCGATAGTCAGTTGAGCTGCTTTAGCTGACGCTTCTGCTTGCTGTTTCTGAGCTTTAAGCTGGAGCTCCTGTTGACGAATTTGCAACTCTTGCTGCTGCATCTGTACCACTGGGTCCTGCATCTGCTGTTGAGCGGCTTGCTGTTGAGCCTCTTGCTGGTGCTGCTGGAACAACTGCTGTGTAGCCTGAGCCGCTGCAATCGCAATCTGGTCAGCCATCTGGGGCGAGACATCTTTAGTCTGGTCTTTATCTGGGAGTGTCATGCCCATCTTCTCTTCGATCTGACGGCGATACTCGAACGCAATGTGCTCGTTAATGTGCGCCATAGCCGTAGCCATGATTGCCTGAGCCTGTGGGTTCATCTGCATCAACTGCTGGATTTGCGGGTCCTGCATCGCCATCTGGTGAACCGCGATATGCGCTTGGTGGTTTTGCTCGATAAACGCCTTAACAGGTTTGCCTGTCAACAAGTTCTGGTTCTCTTGCACTGGGTCGGTCGCCACTTGGTCATCTTCAGTAGGCACAAGTTTCGCTGCGTTCTTTATGCCCAGAATCTCAATCATCTGGCGGTGTAACAGAGGCAAGTCGTACAGTTGGGGAGCTGACTGTGCAAGCTGCAGTACAGCCTGATACTGCACAATCTTCTGCGCCATCGTTGCTGCGTTAGGGTCACTGACTGGGATGACATCCACAGCGTCGTAGTCGGACTTCTTAACGTCACGGTTGCCGTTCTCTGGCTCGTATGCGTACTCTTCTGGTGTGTAATCGGCAATGATGACTTTGAGGAGTTTGAACTCCTGCTTCATAGCGTAGTGCAGTCGTGCTTGCACTGCTGTCATTACCTTCAAAGTACGCTCTAACAGAGCCAAAGTCGTACCAACAGGAGCATTGGCGCTCATGTCGCTGACGTTCATATCACCGCTTGATGCGAAGCTGCGGCCTTCCTGCACGATGTTCTGGAACAGAGCGAACAAAACTTGGCTTGGCTCTTTGTATGGAAGCGGTAAGATGTTGTCACGGATGCTTCCACTAGGCACATCTACGTCTCGGAACTCTCCGGGGGAGATCGGTGTATCGTCACCCTTAATACGGAGGCCGCGAGATTTCAAGCCACCGGGCAAGTTAGACAGCGTACCAGCGTCCACCAACTGACGAATCAGCATGGTAGAAGACTTAGCGTATCCACCAATCAAGTGAATCAAACCATAGCCGTAGAACCCAAAGCCGGGGATGTATTGGTAGTGCACGAAATGCTGGCGTTTCAGGTGCA